CTTATCTTTTAATCAAGATTAAGCCCGAGCTAGTTTCCTAACCCGGGCTTGCCAAATACTCTCTTATAGTTATTTACAGCTATGCTGCATTATTCTTTAAGTTTTTTGTGTACAATTATTTAGTTGGTTTACCGTTTACAAATTCGTAAAACTTTTCAGCCGCTTCTAGTACTGCATCAGCACCAGGAACTTCTGGAAGTGAAACAGTTGTTACTACTTCATTGCCATCTTTAGCAACGGTAGTTTCAAACTGTCCTAGTTTAGCATGATAGTCGTTCCAAATATTGTTTTGTGCCATTTCTAACACTTTGGTACGAATCTCATAACCATTTTTGTTTGTTGTGACTTTTGGCATTGCCTGCTTGAACATGTCAGCAATTTCTTGTGTTTGCTTGAGGATAGTTTCCCCGTAGGTAGTTTCTACTTTTGACATAATATTTCTCCTTGTGTGTCTGTGTGTAGTGTTATTAATATAACGTATTATTTAGTACTTGTCAACCTTTACATTGCCATATGTTGCAATATAATGATTAACATCTCTATGTCCTGCTTCGTCATCTCTAACAGCTAGAATTACATCACGCAACCTAGCATCATCTGCTAAGTTCCAATACGTAATTGCAATTCTAGGTGCAGGAACATTCTCAATGCGCCCTTCGTCAAGCTCATTAAGATATTCTGTGTACGAATACACAGCTTCTTCTTCAAAGTAACCTACTATTCTGTGTGCAGTAGATGGCGATATAAGAAATACTATAAAGTATACATGCCAGAATATAACTTGTGCAACCAGTATGAGCAGTCTTTCAAACCAATTGGGCTTTGCAATTTCAATGAACGTCATCAAATGCATACGTTCATTTTCTGCTTCTGCTAGTAGGGTACGGATTAGTGGCCCATATCCAGGGCGTAGTTTACGCAAACTTCTAAGATGCGTCCACATGCCGCCTACCATTCCTGGTACTGCGGCTACTGTTTCTAATACAACTGCTCTATGCCCATAACGTTTACGGAAGAACGTATCCGCAAACCATCGCATACTTTTAGTAAAGCCGTATGCAAAATAGTCAGACGTAGAGGTTGGCTTGTAGTGGACCAGCGTCATATTACTACGCAGTCATTTGCGCAATAGATATGTACATGATGCTGAATACAGTTATAGCAAGCGCCGCTTCCATAATCTGATCGCAAAATTGTCCATCGCAATTCTTAATTGCATTTCTTAACCTATTCATTTCTATCTCCTATGATGTTTTATACATGTTGTGTTTGAACTCAGAAATTCTTTGAGCTTCTTTGTACAAACCTTTTGTACGCAATTCTCTAATTGCCATACAGTAACTTCTGTATTCCATTGCTTTAATAAAACGTTTCCACATTAGCGTTTCTCTAACATCAAACGTTTTGCTTCTGCGTGATAGCCTTGACGACTTAATTCAGCAGCAGCTCTTGCTCTGCCTGCTGACTCGCCAAATGCTATGAAGCCAATCCAAATTGCAATTATAGTTTTGCCAATTGCTTTGAAAGGATTAATTTTAATAGTTGTGTCACCTACAGCTTCCATTACACCCACCCCTTGAGGTTTGTGTTAGCATCTGTGTGGACTTGGATACCTCTTTTCATAGAAGTATCACCATTAGCAACAGCACGGATATCTCCACGGGAAATACCAATGTCATGTAGTTCATAGTCTGTTAGTGCTGAAAGGTCTTTTACTGCTTGACGCACAGCTCTTCTGTGTGCCATGTTAGCGTTTATTTTTTTGATCCAGTTCGCTACTCCTGAAAGGCTGGTACCAGCCGCCATTGTCAACGTAGTCATTACTACATTCTCCTTTGTATATGTGTGTGTGATTTTAGGAATCAACTAACCCCGGAACTTCCCCGGCTGTGCAGTCTGTTGTATGGCGTAAGACACGCCCTAGTCTTTCCCAGTGCCATTCATTTTTTCTGAGCTGAAGCCGCTCTTTGTTACGTTTGTATATAATAGCATCTTACAGGGTGTATGTCAACCATTACTAATCGTAACGCTTTTATTTATCATGCGCACACTGCATATCTGAGTGTTTTGGTATGTATTTTATGCATAGACGATATGTGTGTAGTTAATACCATGAGTGTAATCTGTATGTAACACAAATTATCTTATGACTAGTGTTGTGTATTTTCTTTACCCTTTGCAAATAATGAAAGATAAAGAATATAATTATCTATAGAATGATCAGAAAAGTTATCAATTTTTCCTCTCTTTATTCCCATCCACATACCACGCCAGCGATCCTTAACACGCTGCCACCTAGTCAAATTGCGAACATTGCCATATGCATTCATATAGTGTTCTTCGCCATGATGTGTATAACCCATCCATTTATAAGGAACAGTAGTGACAATGTCATTATTGTTCTTCCAACGATGGTGTACGACACCTAAATGGACAACATAACCTTTCCAACCTACTCTTGGTGAACCATAAGTGTATAATTCCTCTGGATTTGGCAAACGTGTGTTAAAGTGACAGCGACTTGCCATTATAGTTGCCATTGCAGCTCCTAAACTATGACCGCAGAACCAAAGTTTTTGCTTAGGTTGCTTTGACATTAGGTCTGCCATTATTCTTGGCCACAGTTCATCTACTTCTGCTTTAAATCCTCTATGAACTCTACTAACAGTTTCAGCAACGACAGGCATTGCTTTTAAATCTGCTGCAATATCGTTAAATTGTGTAGGTTGTGTTCCGCGACACGCAATTACTATATCTGTGTCATTCATAAAACGATATGCTTGCGCACCGTCTTTGTTATAAAATTCTACTTCAGTGAAACCTAATCTTTCCGCTTGCTTTTTAGCTACTTTGATGTTATTATAAGATATCTTGGATAGTTTAGCAAATAAAAGAGAACGTTTTTTGAAGTCAATGTCCTTAATACTGCTTGTCATTGTTTTCTCCGTTCGATGTTATAATATTTATATGTGTTAAGACACTAAATACTGCATAGGAATGGAAAACATGAAAAAACGTACTAGATCAATTTTAGAAGAACTTAACAGTGTCCACGGTACTCGTGACAATGAACGTTTGATTGAGTCTACTGCTAATAATATTATAGAAAGTTCTATTAATCTTTTAAGCAGAATTCACGAACAGTTTGATATGGAAACTGCTTCTGAACTTGAAAGACGTTTTATTAACAGCATTAGATCAGGCGATCCTCGCAAGTTCCGTCGCAGCATAAACAAAATTATAGAGAACAAAAACAATGACAATACTTAACGAAGGCGGCAACGTATTTAAAACACCACAAGGTCCTTTGACTCAACGTATTGCTACAAAGGATGTACATCCTACTATTCAGTTTATTGAAAAGATTACAGGTTTGACCTTTGACGAAGAAGATTGGTTAGGCACAACAGGCAAGAAGAATGATCCAGACGGAGCATTTGAAAAGAATAGTTCCGGTGACCTAGATCTAAACACAGATTCAAACAAAATAAGCAAAGAAAAACTTATTGCTAAACTAAGTACATGGCTTGCAACACAGGGTGTTGACGAAGCAGATATTATGAATCAAGGTAGAGGCAAGACAGACGGCTGGATACATAATGCAGGAGACCAAGTTCACTTCCGCACACCTATCGACGGTAATTCTAAGAATGGCTTTGTACAGACTGACTTTATGTTTACATCTAATCCCGACTTTCAGCGCGGAGCCAAGCGTGGCGGAACACAACAATATTCAGGCAAGGATAGAGCTATCTTGTTATCAGCAATTGCTAGAGGAAGAGGCTTAAAATTTAGTCCTAAGTTTGGATTAGTTGACCCAGAGCAAGGCGACAAAGTTATTGCTGATACATGGAAAACAATCGCACCAGTATTGTTAGGCAAGGGTGCAAAAGAAACTGATACACATACTGTTGAAAGTATGATCAAATATTTAAAGAAAGATCCAAACTACGAACAACTGATTGCTCCGTGGAAAGAAGCAATGGAGAAAGCAGGTAAAGAAGTTCCTGAGTCGCAATCTAAAACACTAGAAGATAAACAACTTGATCGTATTAAAGAACTAAGCGGAGCATTGTTAAACAGTACTGTAATGGTATCAGGAAGTTTTGTAAAATGAGATGGTCGGAGTTTAAAGTATTAAAAGAAACTTGGTTCTGTCAAAAGTGTTACACTGAGCCTTGCATCTGCGAGGACAAAGATAGAGACACAGGTAATCAACTTACGGAAGCTAAGGTGGGTAGAGAATACCAACACCTAGAGGATCTTGTATTTGTTAAAGGTTCAGCTGGAGCATTAGAAGCTGCTGACATCTTAGAAAAGATGGGCAGTGACTCGGGCGACATTGCTATAAAATGGGACGGTAATCCTACTATCTATTGGGGTCGTGAACCAGATGGAGAATTTGTACTTGTTGGCAAGAACGGTTGGGGCCGTAATAAATCAACAAGCGCAGAGAATCTTATGAATTTTATTAGAAACTCAGGCAAAGGTGTAGAAGAAGAACCTTGGCGCGAAGACTTTAGTGAAGAGATGGCAGAAGTTTTTAACATAATGAAAGCAGCTACGCCTCCAAACTTTAGAGGATATGTATACGGTGATTTGTTATACAGTCCACGTAAACCCTTTACTGTAAATAAAGGCGCAGTAGAGTTTGAACCCAACAACGTCAAATACACAGTAGATACAAAGGGCCAACTCGGTGGACGCATAGCGAATTCAAAAGTTGGTGTAGTAGTTCACACAAAATTTGACAGTTGGGGGAGCAAACAAGGTGCTCCTATTAAGGATGTGAAAGAACTTAACTCGCAAGATGCAGTAGTGTTAGGACAAACTTATGTTACGCACCAACCAAAAGTAGACACAAAAGAAGTAAACGGTATTAGAGCTTACGCAGAAAAAAATGCACAACCAATTGATCAATTCTTAGCAGGTGAAAAAGGTTTAAGCAATCCTGCAGGAATCATATATACATATATGAATCATATGACTCGAACACAACAAATAAAAAATATAGAGTCAGGCTTTTTTGATTGGCTTAAAACATCAAAAGTAAGTCAAGGACAGCAGCAAAGATTAGCGGCAATGAGTCAAAGTAATCCTAAAGCACTACCTGCTATTTTTAATCTTGTAAAACAAATTATGTCTGCAAAAGATCATATCATAGATCAATTAGACGATGCTGATGCAGACGTTAAGGCAACAACAAAAGGCGA